AACTCTATTCAAAAACTTATGTCTGAGAACATGAAAGACTTCACGTTCTTAAAAGAGCTAAAAGATATTATTAATACCACTGCAGGTAAAGATACTACTGAGCTGCGTACTAATTTAGAAGAAAGCTTGGAGCAGTTATATCTGCTTACTTTGCCTGACCAAAGCATTCGTAAGATGTTTATGAATCGTAAGGGTACCGCTGGTATGGATCAGGATATGCTTCGTGCATTTACATCCTCAGCTTTCCATATGGCTTATCAGCAATCACGTTATAAATATAGCCGTGGTTTGTACAGTGATATCCAAACTGCTAAAGAAGCTACTCAGCAAAAAGGTGGTAGAGAAGGCAAGATTGAAGCCGAGTACCTTGGTGAACTAGAACAACGCCTTGGCTATATCATGAGCCCAACCGATACTGGCGCTATTCCATCGGTGTTATCTAATGTATCTTTCTTGTGGTTTATGAGTTCACCTGCATCAGCAATCACTAATATGCTTGGTGTTCCAGCAGTAGGTATGCCTGTAGTTGCTGCTAGATATGGCTGGACTAAGACTACACTTAAGATGGGTGAATATACTAAGAAATTTATTAGCACTGGATTTAAAGACCAGAATGGCGAGATAGCTTTCCCATCGCTTAGCAATAAGCCAGGTATCTTTACTGAGGCACAACAAGCTGCTTATGACCAGTTCTTAGCCGACGGTTTGATTGACTACACTTTGTCGCATGACTTGGTAGGCTTAGCCGAGGCGCCATCTAACTTATATACTGGGCATTCCCACACCGCAATGAAGTGGTTAAGTGGCGCTTTCCATGGTGCTGAGAAGTTTAACCGTGAGATTGTAGCTATGTCTTCTTTTGATATGGCTTATGAACAAGCTAAAAAAGATGGCTATTCAGAAGAAGCTGCACGCCGTAAGGCTATTGGTATTGCTAAAGACTTAACTTATAAGTCTATGTTTGACTATTCTACTTTGAATAAGCCACGCTGGTTTCAGCACCCAGTAGCCAAGATAGTCTTACAGTTCAAGCAGTTCTCTCAGCAAATGACGTACCTGCTAGCACGTAGTGCTTATGAATATATTGGTAAGTCTTATAGCGAAGACGAGATTAAAGACATTCGTTATCAGATTAAGGACGACCACAGAGTAAATAAACCTGGTTTGCCACCACTATCTGATGCAGAACTTGATGCTAAAGTGCATCAATATATTAAAGATACTAGAACTGAAGCACGTGACCGCTTAGCTGGAACACTCGGCATGACTGCGGTATTTGCTGGGGCTACGGGTTTACCCTTATGGTGGATGGTATCTGGGGTAATGAATGCTATGCACGCTGTATTTGGCGATGACGATGATGAGTTTGATTTTGATAACTGGTTTAAAAACTGGTGTAACAAGACCTTTGGCGGCTTTGTAGGCGACTCTATTTCTCGTGGTGTAGCTTCTCAAGTACTTGGTGCTAACGTAGCCGACCGACTATCTTTAAACGATATGTGGTACAGAGATAGCCGTAAGAGCCCTGACGAAGTTACTGCCGTACAGAACATGATGGTTAACTTACTTGGCCCTACTGCAGGTCTAATGGTTAGCTCAGCCGAGGCACTTAAGCAGTGGAATGAGGGCCATATTGAGCGTGCAATGGAGACTGCTAGCCCAGCATTGGTTAAGAATATCCTTAAAGGTATCCGCTTAGGTAAAGAAGGCGAAGCTACAACCTTGCGTGGCAACGTGCTTGTAGGCGATATTACCGGCCCAGAAGTTGCAGCACAAGCATTAGGGTTTACACCAGAGCGCCTGGCACAACGCCAAAAAGCTAATATTGAAATGAAGACTGCTGAACAGGCTATTCTTAATAAGCGCCAAGGATTACTGGACGGTTTCTTTATGTCTATCGATAATGGCGATACTGATATGACTGACAAAGTATTAGACAAGGTTGCTAAGTTTAATGCAACACATCCAACTCTAGCTATTACTGGTAAGAATCTAAGTAGCTCTGTAAGAACCCGATTTAAGCAGCGTGCTCTAGCTGATAGTACTGGTGGTATGCCAATCAACAAGAAGCTGATTGGTGAGCTGAGCAGCATGGGTGATTACGGTAACCCTGACGAATAAAAAACCCCACCGCTAGGGTGGGGTAAACGGAAATATCCGAAGGAAACGAACGAGTAGTCCAAGGAGAGACTACGGAGTAATAATACTACTTAATCCTCCAAATACGCAAGCCCCCTAGCCCTTTCTCCACAACAACCCTAGTTTTTACTATATACCCTAAGCGTTTTGTAGTTCTTAAGACTGTGGCTAAAGCCTCCTCTGCATCCAAACACGGAATAAAAAAGGAGGAACCAACTACAAAATTCTTCCAATTAACTCGGAAGTCCAGTCCGTGAATCAACATCTATAGTAACGCTCTTAGTTTCTTCAATGAAGTGTTCAGTTTCATGGAAATGCGGGTTATTCATATCGAACAAATATGCATCTACAGAAGATGAAATAATTTTAGTTCCTTTTCCAAGCCGCTTCTTAACTTGCCCCAAGTACGCTTTATCTGCTTGCAGGTGAGTCAATACATCTTTTAAAGTAATCTGATTGTCAGAACAATACTTACGGAACTGCTTGGCATTAATATAGATGTGCTTATTATCTGGTTCAATACGGACAAACAAGTCATTGAACTTAGGCTCAAGAATAGGAAGCTGCTCCATTCCAGAACGCTTGTCGGCCTCGCCATTAATAACTAATACGGCTGCACGGTGTGAGTTCATGAACTCGCCAATCACACTAGCTTGGCTTTGTGTAGGAGCCTTAATCTCGGTGCGCATAACTTTTAATTCTTTAACAATCCAGTCATATACACGCTTGATATCAAAGTCGATAATACCTAAATCTTTAGCAATCAAAGCACCAGCAATATTACATGCAACGATAGCTGACCAGAAGCGCTCTCTGTTTGTTAAGCCGACCGCTTTATCCAACTTCTGTTGAACCTGCATGACTAGGTCGATAGCTGCCTCTAGGTCGTTTACCAAATACTTAGCATACTCAACGCCAGCATGACCATAGTTATCGTACAAGCGATTAAATATAACATCGGCTTCTTCTTTAGTAAGGTTGCCAGTTAAATCAATCTTGTACTCTAACAAACGCATGAATTCACCATCAGGTGTAGACTTAAGAGTAGACAGCTTGTCATAGAAAGAAGCATTTGAACTGCACAATACAATAGTTGCCCACTTAGTAGCATTAATACGTTCAGAGTTAGCATGCTGCTGCATACGGTTCTTACCACGACCTTGTGATGCGCTGTAGGCTAGGTCAGAGAAGTGGTCTCCAGACAGCTTAGTAACCTCATCAATAGTCACAGGCAAGTTATTCATTACACCCATACGGTGAATAATGGAGTTCATTGTATCTTTCCACTGCAACATAAGCTCCTCTGGATGACCCCAAACACTGTTGCACATCTTAAGAATAGTAGACTTACCAGTACCCGATGTATTGTTAATTAAATTAATGATGCCGCCTTTAAAGTTCAAATGCTTAAGCAGTGGAGCGCCAAATGCAGTAAAAAAGCCAAACGCATGTGGCTCAAATCCAGGAGCGTCGTATACCTTAACTGTTTTCTTCCAAGCACCGTAGTCACCCGCTGGCTTTAAATGGTCAGCTAAAGAGCCAGTGGCAGTAGAAGGTGGGCTATACGCTATCTTATCTGCAGATATTTCTTGCTCTCCAATAATAAACTTCGTGTCTTTGTCGGCCCAGCCGAATTGATTACGCATAACTTCTAGCTCCATTTTATGTTGTAGGTTTTTAGCAGATGTGATGACGTAGGACATAACTGCTTCCATTTGCTTCTTACCACCGAGCACACCATGAAAGCCTAGCTTATCTTTTAGCTTATCCAGTGCCATTACGTCAGTAATAGGCAGAGAAAATTCTTTTACGCCATCTCTAGGAAGGTGTAGTCTAAACCAAAGTGACTCACCTTTAGCGGGATCATATAGACGCTTAACAATATAAAAGTCATGCTCGTAAATATTAAGCGCATCATCGCCTTCTTCGGTTTCAATCTTTACGTATACTCCGCCATTCTTCCCTCTAAAATACGGAAATGGATATTCTGGAATATCGAACGTTTCCTCCCCACCATCTTCCGTCTTCTCAACGATGATAGAATCCTCCGAAACCAAGATCTCGGATCCAAGCTGTATCGGCGACGATATCTTGCCTTTATGCTGGCACGTTTCGCATCCCGATGGGTTAATTTTTTGGAACGTCTCGCAAGTGTAGGGACCCTTAGTAGAGCGGGCCTTTCTCTCCGTCGCTTCTGGCGAATAGTCCGGGTGCGCACTGGAAATTTGGTGAATTGCCTCATCGCTATCTATACAGGCTGCCGCTATAGACAGGCCTGCCCTCCATAATGGTTCTTCAATACTGTCTTGGTTTACTACAACGTTTTCAAGCTGAGCACAGCCTTTGCCATCAAGTGTTTTTATCATGATGGTTTTAAACCGACTAGCTTTATTACCAAGCAGTGCTTTAGTTACTTCATCAAGTTTCTTCGGTACCCAATCAGGTGCAATTAATACACCAATTACAGACTTAATTGCTTCGTACTCAAGCTCAGGTTCAACCGATAGTATTTCTACAGGTAAACCTTCTTCATCTTTAAAGTTAAGTGTTTCAGGCACACGCAAAATAGATGCGTTATCAGCAGTACGTGATGGGTCAGCATGAAACTCGTATTCTTCGCATAGTGCTTTAAGTCGTTCAGCAATAGGCTTCCATTGTGATCGGTCAATTACACTAGACAATCTCCAATAAGCATGAATACCACGACCTGAATTGACTATCGTCGGCAAAGGTAGGTGCACTTTTGCACAGAACTCCTTGAGAGCCGATAAGCCTTCAACTTGATCTGCATATGGCTTGCCCAAGCCACAATCGACGTCAATCCAAAAAGCTTTAATAATATTGCCGTTAGGCTGAATACGCCCTTCTTTAGGGTCTTTATATTTAGCGCAAGCAAAGTACACATTGCATTTTTCTTGCAATAATTCATCAATCTTGGTAGCACATTCTGCAAGCGTTGCATGGAATGTTTGCTTAGGTCTTACTTCGTCTTGCCGTAAACCGACGATACAATAATACCCTTCACCTTCTGGTGCGAGTAAATGCGTCAGTAGATCTGTTGTTGCCATATAACCTCAGAACCGAAAAGAAAAGGGCAGCATGGGGTTCGGCAATACCCCTATTCGCTCCGTCAAGCTAGCTGCCCCCGTAGACTTACTTCGATAGATACTTCTTTATTAATTCAGCTTTGCGTGGGTGAGGTTTTGAAGCCCCAGTGAACCATTGATACACCGACATACGAGAAACGCTAAATAGCTCTGCCACTTCCCATACTGGTATATCTTTGGCTATGCAATGCTGTCCAAGCCGAACCCCGATTAACTCAGGATTAGCAGCTTGAACTGCTTTGACCAAGCGATAGCTGTAGCCTCTTAGACTCATTCTGAATCGTCAGTAGACCAACCGCTCATCACGGCTTTTAAGTCACGCTTAGGTGTAGGCTCGGCTTTCTTTTCCTCACGCTTTTTAGGCTCAGGAATAGGGTCGGCTTCTGCCTTTGCTGCTGCAGTAGGCGCAGCTAGCTTCTTAACACCATCTGTTTGTGCGACAGTCATAGCAATAGCATTCTTAGCTGCTGGGGTTTCGCTCAACTTAACAGCTTGTTCCCACTCGTGTTTTTCTAAGAAGCGTACTGGGCGGAAGAACAACTTACCGACTGTTGAGTCTTCATCAAATCGCATTTCAGTAACCAAGTTAATTAAGTTGTAGCCTTGTGAGCCAACATACTTAGCGTATTGGTTAAATGGCATGTGATCTAAATCGCCAGGGTCTTTCATATCGTAGAAGATTGACTTGGATTGCAATGTCATTTGATAAACATCACCACCTAAATCAGAAGCTAAAGCTACAGCAATACGACGGTTCTTACGGCAGGCTTTAGTACTACCTTGACCAGAACCATTAATGTCTTGTGGACATCCTGTGCAGCTTGACGCTTGTGGCTCTTTAACAGAAGCATCAGGTTTCTCGCCATCATTAGACCAGCAATCAGGTGGAGCTGCATCAGCTTTTGGGTCCCATGCTTTTGCATAGAATGTTCTGGAAATATGCTTAGATGCATTAACGATTACAACTTCCAACTTGTTTGTGTTGGTCTTTGAAATCTCAGCGCCGTTTACTTTAAGCACGAACTTGTTTGGTCCGAGCGCAATGCGTTTAGTTTGACTCTCACCACCACCCGATAGGGCTTTAGTGACTTCATCAAGTTCGACTTCTTTAAGATAGTCGGGTAGATTTTGGTTGAACAAGGCGACGTTACTCATTTGCTTCTCCTTACAGTTATAGCGTATGTGCGTTCCACATTTAGGCCGGCGGGATGCATGTCCGGATTCTCCTCCAAGAATTGCTTCATGTTGGTTTGGTGAATTCTTCTTTCTAATAATTCGGGGGCTTTTTGTTCAAATAAGAACTCGTAAAACTTCTCCCAATCATTAGTCCAGAAACGTGACTTGACGCCTCGCATAGCAGTACCGTGTTGTGTTTTAATGCTGTCGGCACCAGTCTGCTTGCAAACCTCAAGTATCTGCTGGGAAATAATTTCTAGCTGCTCGTTTAAATCAGCTTCTTTTTTATCTGCTTCACGACGCACTTCATCACGTGCATCACGAATTTTAATATAGACTTCGACTAGCTTATCTATATTGGCAATGGGTTCTACCGTTTCGGCATCTTGTATCATTTCGTTTTCCTTAAGTTATTTCGGATCTTTGCCCGATAATTAATACTACAACAACTACTTTACTGTGTCAACTACTTCTTGTTTATATAAATCAATTATTTTTTCATGAACATCAAGCTTATTTTGCAACATATGATACAGCTTTGTCTCTACGGGACTACCCTTAATGTGCACTATAGTCATCTTATTCTTTTGACCTTGCCTATCAATACGAGCATTAGCTTGCAAGTAAGTTTCAATAGATGTTACTGGTGCATACCAGACGATGGTATCTGCTGCTGTTAGTGTGACTCCGTGTGAAGCTGCTTGGGGTTGTATAAGAAGTACACGTGGCTCAGATTCTTCTTGAAATTTCTTGAAAATTTCAGTGCGTTTATTTACGGGAACAGCCCCATTTATAATTTCGCAGCTAATACCTGCCCCTCTCAAATACGCACTGAGTAGTTCTATTGTATGCGTGAACGGTACAAAGACAAGAACTTTGTGGCTAGCTTCGTTAATAACTTCTTCGATAACTCGTAACCGATTAGAAACGTCAAATTCAACAACAGCACCAGTATCAGAGTAAACAGCACCACCGCTAATTTGAAGCAGCTTATTGAGATTAATAGCAGCATTGACAGTGCTGACTTCTTCTCCATCAGCGACCATGAGCATTTCTTTTTTGAGGAGTTTGTAGTATTTCTCCTGTTGCGCAGTAAGGGGGGCGTCCCTGTAAACATGTGTCACCTCTGGTAGGTCTAAGCAATCTTTTTTCTCAAATCTAATTGCGGGTTGTAGTGCATTAAATACAGTTTGCTGGGCATCGGGTTTAGGTAACCAGCGATATTTACTTACGTTGACCATAGTCTGGTCACGGAAAGAGCCAAAGAATCTAGGTACATTGTCGGGCACACACATCTTTGCTAAACCAAACGCATCAGTAGGACTTTGTGCTGCTGGCGTACCAGTCATCATCCATAGCCAAGTGCGTGGAGTTAAGATATGGTTAAGGGTTTTCCAACGCTGCGTAGTAACAGTTTTATATGCATTAGCTTCATCGATAATAACTAAGTCAAAATTGTTTCTTGCAATATCATCGGCTACGATTTCAACACCATCATAGTTAATGATTACAAACTGTGCATCGCTATCAATAATAGCTTTACGTTTAAGTCTATCCCCATAAGCTACGGCAACCTTACGGTGCATAACAAACTTAAATAAATCTGCTTGCCAAGCCGACTGCATAATAGATAGTGGGCAGATAATAAGTACACGACCAATACGGTTTGTTTCCATTAGATAATCTGCTGCCCATATAGCCGACGCAGTTTTTCCAGTACCTTGTTCATTAAAACAAAAAGCACGCTGGTTTAGGGTCAAGAAACTAGCAGTTTCTATTTGGTGCGCCATAGGCTTAAAAAGTCCAGGCCATTTATATTCTTTATTAATAGGCGAAGGAATGTTTTTTATCTTCAGCTTATTAAGGGTTTGTGCTTCTTCTAAACCCCAATGAACAGCAACCTTATGTATGTCGCCCTCTGTATCAATTACTTCGCTTTTAGGTATACATTCAGTTATTAGGTTCGGTCTGCGTGTAGTTATTACAATTGCTTTGTTATCGACTATTTCCATTTTTAGGTTTATTCCGCTTTACTGTATGGTCTGAGTTTCGGCTATACGATCTGTTGGCGCTGGCAGACTCGGCTCGCAAGTTACTGCGGACAGTCTTACCACCTTTGGATAAAGGAGTCTTGTGGTCGACATCCTTGCCATCCCCCTTGTGAACGACTCCAGCTTTCTCAAGCATACGGCGAGCTTTATTACGCTCGGCCCGCTTCTTCTTAACGGCTGGTGTTCCATCATACATTTCATACTCATGTTTGTAGGGTCTTGGCTTGTTCACATAGGGCATATCGGTCTCCTTCTTTGCGGAAATAGTAGACCGAACCATCGGCCAATACTATATATTTTATTCCACTTTGAGGGTCATCACCAAGCATATCCTTCAAAATACCCTCGATTTCTGTCTTATTAGGGGGGTCAAAATCAACCCAGCCAGCAAATGGAATAGGCTCCATTATTTAATCCTTTTAGCTATTTCACGGTTAATGTACCAAACTGCCTTACGTAGATCCTCAACATCATTACCTTTTTCATCGGCACGCCATACATACTTCATAGCATTACCCAAGTTAAACCCCATATGCTCAGTAATTTGAATACACTCAACCCCACTTGGGTGGCTAGTGTAATGCTTAGGGTGATTAACCATATCATGTGGCTTGGCCTTTTTCTCAGCAATGCAGTCCCTGCAATTAGAGCCTTTTGGAAATGCATAGCTGTGGATTGTGCAAATTTCTAATTCATTAGTAGCCATGATTAAACCCTTGGTAAATAACCGCTAAACACGTAAGAACCTGTGTGGGACAACTGCGCCCAAGGTGCTGCCCAAATTTTAAAGCCGGCTTCTCTTGCAATTTTGCAGAAATGATAGTCTTCCGACAATAAGCGATTACCCGATGTAGAATCAATACTAGTAGCAAAGTATTCTTTGATTACTTTTTTCTGATTGTGGTCGTCAGTAACTGCAAACATGTCGTTAATATACTCAGGTACTTTGTCAGCTAAGCCAGCAAATACTTCACGCTTAATCAACATAAAGCCTGTACCTCCATTAGCAATCTCAACCACGTCAGAAATGTTTGCGGCAATCTCTGTCTCATAATTAACTGCATTAACTACAAAAATGCCTGTATGATCTTTGAGCTTTTCGGTAGGAACGCCAGCTTTAACTGCCGCTTCTACTTGCACCCAGTTAATTTCTTTCTTAGGGTACAAACCACAAATAACATCTTTATCTGCAGCAACCATAGGAATAATATCATTGGGGTTAAACCCAATATCGGCATCGATAAACATAAGATGCGTACAGTTGCTTTCTAAAAAGTCATGTGCCAAACTATTACGAGCACGGGTAATCAAAGACTCATTCATCATGTGGGCATACTGCATACCAATACCTGCTTTACCAAACACGCCAGGCATGAGTAACATACCTAATGTATAAGAACCGTTGCATAAGCCACCATACATAGGGGTGGCAATAAATAGTGACTTATTATTTTCCATATACTTCGTTTCCTTTTAAGTAAAAATCTTCTTGATTCGGTCTTGTCATTCTATAATTTACTGTAAACAAATCTGTGCAACCAAAGTTAGGGTATCTACTACTAGCTTCTTTATATAAATTCTTATCGCCGTCGTAGGTCTTAACTAAATCAAACATCTTATGAGCTATCTGACTAATCACACAGTTCTTAAATAAGTAACAGTTCATATCCACAAAACTTCCGCTTGTCTCGTGATAACTAGGGATTATCCCTAGACTGTCGCACTCATCTTTGCAAATAAATGAACCATCTTTTGCTACGACGTTTCTTAATGAATAGCACCAATCCCAGTTGTTTTTCTCTAGCGCCTCAACCATGCTAGTGATATGGTTTGGTTCAAACCAATTATCTTCATCAAGGAACATAACGTAGTCGGCATTAGTTAGCAAAGGAATAGCAGCATTTATTCGATAGCCATTAAAGAACCCTGTATAGGGTAAACCATTAAAGCCTACTATCGGCGTGCCAGTATTCTCAGGAAGCACAATTAGCTTTTGTCTATATGGGTGTGCTTGAATCATGCTAGCTACACGCTGGGCATAGGCAATACCATCTACTACAATCCAATGCTCGGCATCCATACCAACACTGTGCATAGCTTGTGGCAACCAATCAGTTCCGATTGTTGGGGTTATCACTGCTATACGTGTCATTTCTTTTGCACCGCCAGTTGATAGTTGGAAAACACTAAATCATATTGACCTTCAAAAGCGGATAAGAAAGCATCAATGCCTTTGCCAGTAGCTTCGTGTGGATACTGGTAGTCATCAAACAACATGACGCCACCTTGTTTTAATAACCCCCACGCCATACAAGCATCAGTAAGAGCAACATCAGGAGCGTGGCTACCATCCACATAAATAAAGTCAAACGCATATTTATACCCAATCATTTCGGCTAATGCTTTATATGAAGTATCTTTAAAGGCAGATACCACTTGAGTATCTTTCTTAGCTTGTGCAATATTAGTCCAAAACCTAGTTTCAACTTCGGTAAGGTTTGGGTATGGGTCAATAGACACCATACTACCTTTGTCTGCCAAGCCGTTCTCAAGCAACCAACAAGTTGAGCGCCCTTCGTAACTACCAATTTCAAGAAATAACTCTTTCTCGGCTAACTTGTTCATGCATAGTTCAAAGTTAGGTATATTGTGGCTAAACCAATCTTCTGTAAAGTTCATTTAAATTTCTTTTTGGGTATCCCATTAGCCAAGCGAAGGTCGCTTGAATGTAATTTTTTAACGTGTTCGCCTTTAATTTGCCCAGCTTTCTTAGCAATCTTGGCGGCTTTTTTCCTACCTACAAATTTATCTTCGCTAGTTATAAACCCCCGCTTAACTTTCTTATCAGGTATATGCTCTTTTGCTTCTATCTGGTCATGCGCCCATGCTTTAGAGGGAGCTTCAATAACTACCCCTGTTTTCTTTTCACGAATTGCAGGTGCTACAATCTTCTTCTTGTTTGCCATGTCAAACTCCTTTTAATATAGACGAGTCGATTACCCCGATGTTTTCTAGGCTCCGATCAGGGTAGTCATTCTTCAGCAGAACGTACTGCATACTCGCTATTCTCGCAGATCTTTTGCAGTTTGAGCGCACTTGTATCCAAGGACATTCGGGAATGTTAGTTCTCGCAAACATCTCATTCTTGGCTCTAGTGTATTCATCCCACAAATCCTGACTAATCATGTCTACTTCGCTGAGTTTGCCTTGCTTGAGCGGGTGGGTTTCCCTTTCTTTGAAGCGACGGGCTTGCTCTTTTTTGCTGACCGAGTACCAGAACTTGATAATTTTAATTCCTCCTTCGACCCAGACTTTTTCAAGGATGGGCGCTTCTTTGTAGAATTGTTCGGTTTGCTCTCTGGTACAAAAACCAAGAACGCATTCGACCCCTGCTCGGTTGTACCACGACCTGTCCCAGAACGTGATTTCGCCTGCTTTGGGGAACTCTTTGATGTGTCTTTGCCAGTACCACTCTTTGGCTTCTTGCTCGGTTGGCTTGGAAAGGGCCACGACTCTTGCTGTTCTTGGGTTGAGGTGTTCCATAAACCGTTTAATAGAACCTCCTTTTCCCGCTGCATCACGCCCTTCAAAAACGATGATATGTTGTGTATTAGTTTCTTTAACATAATTTTGCCATTTCAATAGTTCAATTTGTAATAAATACTTTTTCGCCTCGTAATCCTTGAGACTAATCAAGTTCCTAGGTGATGCTTCTGTTTGGTCTATGGTGCTCAAAATGGTGCATCCTCAAACTCAAACTTTGGTTTTACTACTGCTACTCTTTTGTAACTCCAACCACTCCGCAGAGCGACTACTGCGAGCGCTTCTTCTTTCCTCGAAACAATACGCATCAACTCGTTTTGCTCGTCGAAAAGTTGGTACAGCGTTCCACAATTCATAAGGCTTTAGCCCTTCTTTTTTGTTTGGTAGTCGGCGTAAGACATCATCAATGACCTCTTCTAAAACCTTACGCATCCCTTTCTTCACGTTTCTTTCTCCGTTTAACTGCAACAATACCGACTTCTGCTTCGGGTTCAGCCTTGCGTGCTTCGAGCATAATGTCTGCTAATTCATACGCATTTGATGCTAAAACTTTATATGGCACTTCATCATTACTCCCCGATGCCATTAGCCCATTCAAAGCAAACATCGCAAAGCAATCCCTTAAATCATTCTCGTTCATTTCCAATGTCCTTTTCCATTATGTTCGCAGTCTTTTACTGGGCAGAACTTCCTGCAAGTAAAGTTAGGTTTTGCGTTCCACACATCATTGGTATGGGCTGCTTCTAATTTATTAGTTTCTTGCAACCAAGTAATCCACTTCTGTGGCGCTTCGTCTTTTGCATATTTAGCCTTAACAAACTCTTCGCACACCACAAAAGCCAAGCCAGCCTTAACTCTCTCGACTTGTGGGAAGTGCTTGAATACACACAGCGCCATAAGTTCTAACTGTTTAGTGTCGGCATACTGCGCAGACTTGCCTGTCTTATAGTCAATGATGTGGGCTAAGCCGCCGTCTATAATAATCAGATCGGCAATACCTCGATACCACACATTGGCTTTATCAAAGAAGTCACATGGCTCTAAATCAGCAGTCAAACCCATCTTGTATTCACAATGCTTCTCACCTGGTATTGCTTTTAGAACATCCAATACTGGAGTAAGGAATGAATACTTCTCAGGGATAGGCACACCATCTCTGATGTGCAACTCGGCGGCTTCATGCACCAGCTTCCCATAAGTAAGATGCTCGGCTTCGGGCTCGACAATATCCTTTACTACACGCAAGCGATAGTATTTGCGAGGACACTGCTGGAATAATCCAAGCGACGAGTATGACCAAGTAAAGCTCATTCAGCCTCTTTTTCTTTTGGCTCTTCGGGCTTTTCTTTTTTACCAAAGATTTGTTCCCATTGAGCATCAAACTTTTCCATAGGTACACCTAGTGGGCGTGGTGTATCGCCTTTTCCGCCGTCTCTCATTTGTCCTCCGTAGGAATCCAGCTTTTAACTGCGCCACGCATTAAACGCAATTCGGTCTGAGCATTGAGCGTATGTTCATATGCTGACTGAAAATTGTTTCTTACTAAGGCTTCGTGTGCTAATTTCATTTCTTTCATCGCTTCTAAATACATAGGGGTATAGTCTACTTTTGCCATTCTTCTATTGCTTTCTTTTTACTACAATCACCGTAGGATTTACCTACACCAAGTTCGCAAGCCAAAGGGAGTTCTTGAGCCCACTTCGGTCTCCATTTCATACATTCATCAATATACAGCATTGCAGACTTGGTTTCATCTTCGGGAACGACAGCCATCACCGCATCGTGTACGGTTAAGGCTACCTTGTAACGCTTCGCTATACGAAGCATTTGCTCCCCAATAACACACCTTGCTAGGGCTTGGCACACATTCTCTACTACTTTCCCACCGTAGACCTTAATTCTTCCTCGTCTACTGGCGTATGAGAACTGATTGTCAGAATCTCGCTGGAGGTCGGGGTAGTTGAGGAAAAGACCACTTGGGAGTAAAAAACCTGACTCCGTAACGGTAAGTGCTTGCGCTTGATGCCCAACTTGACAAGTTTTTTTAGTTCTGAGCGCATCAAGGGCACTACCAGCTTCCTGCCAAAGTCGGGGAATGTGAGGGTATCTAGATCGATAGACTTCGATAATCCTAGCCGCCTCCGCATCTGCGATTTCCACCCCAAAAGTTTTGAGTTGTATCCCAAACTTGGTAGAACCCATGCCATACCCCGCACCGAGGATTGTCGTCTTACCCACGAACCTTTCTTGCGAGTCGATTTCTTCTTCTGCCTTACCATATATAGACGATGCCATGATTTTGTAAACATCTTCATGCCTTTCAAATGCTGTGACTAAGTCGTTTTGTCCCGCTAGCCACGCAACAATGCGAGCCTCAATTTGAGAAGAGTCTGCGTCGATAAGGGTATAACCGTCGGGTGCAATTATTGCCTCCTTAAGAAGCGATTTCCTTGGTAAGTTTTGTAGGTTTAACTTGTCATCCCCACCCCAACGACCAGTATGAGCAGCATAATAACGCAAAGGCACAGGCATCCTACCACGCTTAGAAATACTGATAAAGCGCTCGGTTCTTGTTTCTTCCAAAGTTGATTTTGTTCCGAGTCGGGCTGCAACAATAGCTTGGACTCTTTCATCGGGGTGTTCCGCAAGAGCCTTGAAGCCCTCGTCACTTTTGGCGAACGCATATGTTTCCTTTCCGTTAGCTGGGCTTATCTTCATCGGTGGTTCAACGCCCAACGATATTAGTAGTTCTGCTAATTTCGGGTTGGACATTAGGGTATCTTTATCTGCTACGCAAGCATCAAGTAATTTCTCTTTGCGGGCACGCACTTGCATCAGATGCTGTTCAAGTAGCGCCGTGTCTAAAAATAACGTTGGCTCTGAAAACATCTTGCTTGTCAAACTAATTAGCTTTAACTCGGACAGGCTAAACCGTGGCAGTAGTATTTCAAAAAGAGAGTAGGTTAGCTCCACGTCATTATTACAATATCCACCATATGCGTACAAATCATTGTCGCTAAAATCCGCACGTCGTTTGCCGATCGCATTGAGTACTTCTGTCCCTTTGACTCCAAGGTTATAACGCTGAGCCAATTTAGCGAGGGAGTTGCCAGCTTCCAAACCATCTGTCGCACGAGCCATGCTAAGCGTGTCAAGCCAAGCCATTGGTTTAATACCAAACCGCCAAGACAGAATAGCAGAGTCAAACATAGCATTGTGGGCAAGAGCAAAAGAACTATCCCAGTCATAGTTAGACAAGAAATCCAATACTTCTTCGTGAGTACCGCTAAACCACTTAACTTCATCGTCATTCTCCTTTATTGATACACCAATAACTTCAAAGCGATCATCACGCACATACTCCTCGGTCGTCAGCTTTGACAAGCTAAAGTCCTGTGCATAATACGTTTCAAAGTCAAGGGTTAAAATATTCATTTCTTTTTCTTTTTAGGTATTTCTTTTTGTTCACGATGTAGAGCCATTAGTTCTGCGGATTGCTTTAGTAATAGTTCTTCCATCCTGTCAAGCATTAGTCGAGTAGCCCACAATGCACCGCTATGCGGGTCTTGTATGTCTGTTGCAATTACTTCAATTAAGTTTTTAATGTTGCCCACGTCGTAGGCATACTCTTCAATCGTGTTTGATATATCCCAAATACCCATTAGCTTTTCTCCTTTGCCAACCGTTTACGTAACTTTGCCCCAGCCTGAGCATTTTTATTTTGCTCAATAAATTGTTTAAAAATAGCAATAGTGCCTTCTTGCACCAAGAACTCTAAACCTTCTTTGTCATACCTAACCATTACGTCAGCAGACCCGTCTTTGTTTTCTTTAATTTTTACTACTCTAATTTCCATTTATAACTCCACAAAAGTAAATGCCTCGGTCGGCACGTCATAAAACAATTCACCACTTACAACTTTTACATTACGCACTTCTTTCATCGGGTGCTTGAGGATTTCTTTTGACTCAATCCAGTAAGCGTGTTGCATGTCATGCGTGAGTGCAAAGAATAGGGCGTTACCAGCAAAGAACTTAGTCTTCCTACTAGGCACGTGAATGGTGGGGAATGGGCAGTTAGGACTCCAGCTACGAACCTCAACCTCAACAACGCCTACACCGTTTCCGTTGTGGCTCACTAGAAGGTCAACACCGTATTTGTCAGGGTTCGGCATGATTTCGTAACCCAGCTTAGACAAGTAGTTAGCAACCGCTTCTTTGGCAGGCGCATCATACTTGTCGTGCAAGTCTTGCTCGAAAGATTTAGTCCAGCTCATAGGTAGTTAAACAACTTTCCAAAAATAGTAGTCGGCTTTTTGTTTACTAGTGCGTCTCTATCTTTGACTTTTAGTGCTTCCAAATGGGCTTTCATATGTTCTGCAGTTTCAAGGGTTATATATTGACCTGGGGTCGTGCCAGCCGAAGTGATACCTTTCTGTTGCATTATTACGCCCACCCAATTCGACTTTTTTGGGTCGACAAGTCCCTCCAATACTCGCTCAGTCACCTTCTGCATCATGAGGGCTTTCAAGCCATCGTTAAGGGCTTTAGATTCTTCGGGTTCAGCATACTTGTGTATCTCTTGCATAATCGAGACCCACTTGCCGTAATCCGTAAACTCTTCGGGATTGGTCTCCATCCTTTTCAAAAGGAGTTCCACCCCAGCGTTCATTTGTTTCTTCTCAGGAACGGTCATCACTTCTTCTCCCTAAGCCATTGATATTCGTAGTCAGAATCAAGGGAAGCTACCCCCTGTTTAAGTATGCCTTGCAGTTCTTCGTATTTGACACGCTTGTAATCCCTAGGGTCACTGCCCCTAGCCAGTTGCTCTAGCACATTCTCTGTGTATTGTTTACGCATCTGTTCTTTAGCGTATTCTTGAATCTTAATTTTGGCTTTGGCTACCTCAATAGCTTCTTCCTCAGTAAAGATACCGAACTCGTCATAGTCCAAGAACTTGCTCCACTTCGTGCTACCAAAGAACTCTTCGGGGTGGGTCTCAAGTCTTTGCAATACAATGGCTAATCCATCTAACATCAACATCTCCCATCCATATCAAAGTCTTCGTCAGTTATCCAATGGGCTAAATCGTTTATGTTGTCTTCGTTAATTACAAAGGTCGCACCACCAGCCTCACGAATATTGCGTAGTTCTTTGTCTTGAAGGGCGGTCGGCTTGTTATTGCCAGCTTTGCACTCGATGCCCATGAATAGAGAGTTGTAGCAACAGATGATGTCGGGCACACCTGATCTGCCAAACCCATGCGTAGCAGGAAAGAAATAATATATATTGTGGGCTTTAAGTAGCTTAACTACTTTTTGTTTTACTTTGTTTTCGGGAGTTGTTGCCATTGTTTTCCTTTCTCAAACGAACCCCATGACTTAAAGCGCCAGTAGGCTAGTTCTTTACTTATTTTTATTTTGTTTGCGCACTCTACTAAAGTCCCGACAAACTTGCCGTCGGTATATAACTTAGTTGTGGTCTTGTTCTTTTGTTGTTCGCTACGTGTAGCCCAACGACAGTTGCTTGGGGTGTAACCTTTAGCAGTATCAATTCTGTCTAGGCTATGGTCGGCGCTGGGGCGAAGTCCCATATCTGCAATAAACTTTTTGTAGTCATGCCAGCGTTTGCACACAGTAACCCCACGACCGCCATAGTATTGGTAGCCCGATGCTTTTGGGTTAGTGCAACGACTTAACATCATGCGCCATATATAATGCTCAGGCTGTTCTACACCGCCAGCATATGCGCCGTGTTTAGTCTTTCCTGCAATCCATTTATCGTATTGTTCGGGAGTCATAATTTTTTACCTGTTCTGGTGAGTATACCTGAACCAAAAAGAAAAGCAACAAATATTTTTATAGGGACTTACCCTAACAAATCGACATCGTTGTCGAAATGTTCAAGGCAATAAAAAAGCCACCCGAAGGTGGCTTAGTGTGAGTCAGCAGATTACGCACTCACTATGCGCTCAGAGGAGATGCTCGGATTTAACCGACGCCGAAAGATACATCTGCAATATATACAATCGGCACTACAAATATCACGTGAAGTGATAGGGAATTATTGCTTAGTCTTGGTCTTGCCGTCAACTATATAAAATGCGTGCTCTAGTAGCTTCATACCTAGATGTGAATACGGCTCGTTCTGTTGTATTAGCTTGAACATAGCTAGCTTCTCGCTAATGTCCTGCGGTATATCATCGAAGTGCTGATACTTAATCACATCACCATTATGAAAGTTATACACGGCATAGCTACCATCTGTGTATGCTTGCACACCGAAGCCTCGCTTGTTCTGCAACTCATCATGCAAAGTCTTAGCTTCTAGATAGTTAGCCACACAAGTATCAGAGTGCGGAATGTTATTTGTATACTGAGCATTGTTTGCCTGTAACGTGATAGTCCCAGAACCCTCTTTGCGTGCATGATACGCAGCTACGGCGTAGTCCGTTGCTATGTTAGCTTGGCTTACTGACCACGCTACTTGGTTCTCGTAATTGCCTGCGATACTGTTGACCCTATCTCTGACCATGTTGCTGATCTGAGAGGCTAACTCGTCGTTGGCACGGGCTACTAAGAACTTCTTAGCATTACGGATTGCAACCTTCTTGTGCATAGAAGTAGTGCGTTCATAGTTGCCTCGGCTTTTCTGAATACGGAAAGACTCAACACCATAGGTCTGAACTTTTTTGCCTTGTCGGTATTCCTCAAAGGTAGATAGCGCACCGATCTGCTCACCGCCTTCGTATACTTTAACTTGGTAGATAACAGCGTTGTTATCGTATCGTTGAGTAGTCGGGTTCAACACATAGTCGCTGGCTACGCAGTCGTTGTCGATTGCAAACTTAGCCCTCGGCTTAATCAATGCTACATCATCAACGAACTGATCTAAGTCTAAGCGAAAGGGTAGACTCTTGTGCTTTGCATCTAGCTTGCTTGTATCTATTGGTGTAATCATTTCTCTTGTGCCTTTCTTATTTCAAATTCTTTATTCCATACTGTTGTTTTGCCGTCTGACCATCCATATTGTGTAAATAAAACAGGCATAAAGTAATCAGGATGATTTACCCATTGACTTTTGCTAACAAGATGTGGCTTTTCAAGTTTTGTCATTTCAGTCATTTCTCTTGTGCCTTTCTTAAATTAAAGCAACAAAAACAAGCGTAATAATAAGAAGTAAATAAGCACCGCCCTCTATTTTGTGTTTAAGTAACTGATACATTGCTACAACATACGCAAGTAACCCAATTAAAATTAGAATTTTTTGTATTGTTGTCATTTCTCTTGTGCCTTTCTTAGTATTGCTCTAGCAAAATCTTCCATGTAAAGCTCGCCAACACCATTCTTTTTCCAAGCATGGCAAACACTATCGGCACATTCTTTTATTTCGTCTTCGGTTAATGTTTTATTTTTTAACGATTCTATTTCAGATTGTTGTTGATAATATTCCTCTGCAATCAATTCCCTTGCACAAAACCCATTTGCAGTTGGCGAAAGTGTTGCGTAAAAATGGTATTTGTTTGATGGGAGCATTACTTCTTTAAGTTTTTGATTAAATAGTTTGTCCCACATTTTATTTTCACTCATTTCTCATTAGCCTTTCTTAGTATTGCTCTAGCAAACCCAACATCAAGCGTTGTCCAATCTCTTTTCCAAAAATCTTCGGTAATCTGCCATATTTCCTCATCTGTTAGTGTCTTTGCTGGTTTGGGGTTGGTATTAAGTTTTCTGCCATCTTCAACACCATTGTCATAAGCCCTAATTTTTTCAACCTTTAACTTTTCTATTTCAGCTTGTTGCTGGCGTTCTATTGCTTTACCGTACTCATTGATAAAATGCTTTAACAGTTCGCCTTTGTTTGGCAAACCATCAAAGTAATCATCGTCCCAAAATTGTTGTCTTATTTCTTTGCGTTGTTCATCATTCATCTTGGTTAATTCCTATTCCATGTGCCGCTTCTACAGCTCGAATGATATACATTAGGTTTGGCATACTACAATCTTCGCCTTGCCAGCATTGACCATTACCCAATATGAATTTAATTTCTTGCTCAAGTAAAGGTATCTTTGGTTCTTTCAACGCCTCTATTTCAGCTTGTTGCTGTCGTAGCATGGTGGCAGCTTTACTTGCACCAACATACTTGGCGTTTTCAAGGTGTTGAATTATTTCAGCTAGTTCATTTGCGTTCATTTGTTCTTCTCCTTAAAAGTTAAACTTACTGAGGATTGCATCAACCTGAGTTTTAACTGAGTTACGCACTACCATAGAACCACGCACCACATCTACATCATGGTTACTTATTGCCGATTTTAAAGCGAGCCTTGCTCTCTCCATATCAGGGTTCTTGGTGATGTTAAGGTGGCTAAGCATCTCAACCATCTCTTGTGCGTTCTCCATCAGGCTATCCCTAAATACACGGAACTCATGATAGGTTTCACCGTCGTCATTGACCCCTACATCAATAGTCAGACGATCACTCATGCGTTCTAAACAATCCTTGAGCCTACCCCACGCATCTTTCATAGCGTTCTCAAGTCTGTCTTGGTGCGCCCTATTGCAGTTTGCAATGATCTCGGCTTTGGCTTCCTCGTTGATGTCGACCCTAAAGTCTCCTGCGTTGGGAACAGGGAAGAAAGAATAGTTGAACTTAAAACGATTCTTAAGGGTGTTAACATCAGGATATTCGTTTCTGTCGAATAGGTCACCCAGTTGGAAAGCCGCCGCAGATACGAGGTCAGGATACGAATCGACAAACTTGTCGACTAGTGCGTCAAAGTTCCCTTCCATTACACCAAGTTGCTCTTTGTATTTCATAAAGTTAGACATAGGCAACAAGCGTGAGCCATTGTCAGACCACGGAAGCGTCTGAGAAATATGCCATGCACGAGCACTAGCTGCATACTTGATGATCTTATCCAAGACTCCTGTGCCTGCCATCAAGTTCTTGTTCACATTGACGGCTGAGACTTTGGTGTTCTTAGCCACATCTACCTCGGCTGAAACTTTCTTGTCTAGCTTGCGTGCAGTCCATGAACTGATGGACAACTCTACTAACATGGCTGATGAGCCAATACTGATTTCGTTACTCATTTGCATCTCCTTCGTTGTTTAACATTTCGACACCCTTGTCGTTTTGTTTCAATAGGTGTTGTATTACTTGCGAATAGGATGGGACAAAGCCCAGATCCTGGGAAAGCCTTAATCGCATTTCGGACAACACTTTCATCGTGTCAGGATTGATTGACACATTTACTTTCTTAGCTACCATTTGTTTCTCCTTATTCAACATGGACAGTCTTGCCTACTACTGATTGGAATCTCTCGTTGCCTTTGACACACCACAACAGGGGGATAGAACCAAGCGACGCATAGTCACTCGCATCTTGTGCTCCGATGTAGCCATCAGTTAGCATGAGTAGACACTCGCCTCTAATGTTGTGCTTAGCCATAAACTTAGGCACACATGTTGGGTCTGTTCCACCCCCACCAGCAGGCTTAGTCTCAGTCGTGAGACTGGAAAGCTCGTTTTGCGTATATGTTTCTCGTGATGCCACATGAGTATCCCAATACAGTAGATCAATAGCTTCGGGACTAACTTCCTCGCAGATAGACTTCACCTCGGATAGAAACTGATTTAACTCCGCAGTCCCAATAGAGCCTGATGTGTCGATACCGATGATGATTGACCCAACATTCTCGTTGTAACTGCTCGGCATGATGATGTCAGAAGCTATATATCTCTTGTGCAGTCTGCGCCATGTTGTCTTGTCCTTGCCTTGTGTGGCTGACTTAACGAAATCACGCAACGCTTCTTTCCAATCAATCTTGGGCACAAGCATCTCGCTGATACCACGCTGGACATTGCCACCCATCTTACCTACAAGAATAGAACCTTGACGCAAAGCAGACTCGATCTCTTTAGCTTGCGCTTCTTGTTCTTCGGGTGTTCCGTCTTGCGCACCATCCCAATCATGCTCGTCAAAGCCTTGCGGTAACTTTTCGACATCGCTGTCGTTTTGTTCACCACCCTGCCCATCAGAAGAATGACCGTTCCCGACAACAAGAACCTTAACCTTGCCTGCATCCTTGCCATGCTTCTTAACAAGAAGGTTGTAGACTTGGTGCGCATCCATGTCACGATACTCTTCATCAATACACCCCATGACATTACCATCTTCATCAGTCGGCATCTCAACTACTGCACCACTTCGGTCGTAGTCTACAATTTGCAGATTGATAACATAGTCACACGCAAGGTTGGCGAGCATAGCGTTCTCCTTGTATAGCTTGCGCCACACAATAAGATGTCGGTATGCCTTGTGCATATTCTCGTGCAATATAAGGAAAGCCAACTGCTTGTCGTTCAGTCTGTTAATGAAGTCTCGGTCGTAGATAACATCTAGCCCGTTGGTCTGAGCCGTGCCACTACTTGTTTCGTCACGGACTTCTACCTTGCCTATCATGAATAAGCCTGAGAACAAACAGAAGTTTGGGTGCTTCATCAACTGCACATGAGTGCGTTCAATGCGTTGTTCTGCTGATAGTCTGCTCATTGCTTTCTCCTTCTTCAATTTTTTTGTTTAGTTCATGAACATCATTTACATTCTTTGCAAACTTAGCAATCAATACGGCAGGCTCAATATCTGCCTGATATAAAGCCGTATCAACTAACATATAAGTGAGCAATGTAATGACCATACCTAGTTCTACTTGTTCGTCTTGCAACATATCTCCGATACGGTTTTTAAGATCGCTGAACTTACCAAACAACTTATCGTCTTTCTTCATATACATCTCCTTAGAATAAATACTGATTAACACGCATCCAATCAACAAAGGATTGGCTTGTAAAAAACAACTTCTTCTTCTCGTCGTCTTTCATACCTGATAGGCAGAACACAGACTGCAACTCCTTCGGTGTTCGCTTGAGATACTCAAAGAACTTAGTGATGCTCTGTCTGTCAATCTTCTGAACTGCTGAGAAAGCTAGCAAGCACAAAGCGGCAGGCGATGTCGGGACTTTTGCGTTGGTTGGGTCTTTGCAGATTTCTTCCCATGTAGGTAAGCTATCGGCTACTGCAACATACGCCATCAGATCACGAGCCGCAGGCGCACCAATCGTGCCTTCCAATGCACAGATGATTGCGTTCTCCGTTGTCAGGCTACGACGCTTGAGAATGTTTGACGCTCTCTCCAAACTACGAGGTGACACAAAGGACTTCTGAACTTCCTTGGGGTTGAAGATATACTTGTTGCCTGCCTGACCAGCATCGAGGTATGACGATAGAGCCTGCGGTGTTTCTTTAACCCATGCCAATACTTCGGGTGCAATATCATTCTTCAATGCCCACTCACCCCATGAGTTCTCATCAACTGAGCCATCAGGATTAAAGCCAGCGTTTGGTTTCTTGACATTCATAACAGTAATGCGATTGCGAGAGTGAGCCATCATGTTGTCGCCTACCCCGTCGGTCGTGTAGTTACCTGCCGTTACGACTATCGTATCCTTGTGTAAGGGGATACCCATAATTTGTCGTGGGTTGTTGAGCATTGGATGAAGCATATTCTTAACTGCCTGATGTCCTTTAGTAAACTCGTCGGCAAAGATAACTAGTGGCTCGCCTGTATGAAATCCCCATTGCTCATTCGGATAGAGCATAGTCGTCTTGGTTTCGTGATTAGGAATTGGAATACCCAACTCGCCGAGCTCCACATTAGGCACATCGATGTAGATACCCTTAAAGCCTGTGCGTGCTACGAGGTTCTTAAACATTGATGTCTTGCCAACACCTGGTTCTCCCATAAGGTGTGCTGTTCCATCACCACCCATTGCAAGGATTAAATCTTCTGCTTCTTTTAAAGTTACATTGCGGTTCAATAATACTTCTGACATTTCGTTTTCCTCTTTTTAGTTTGGATTGTTGAACTTTTCGACATGAGTGTCGAATTGTTTTGGTTTACTACTCAACATACTTAGCATTGCGATCATGGAACGCAATACCTTGCGGTTGTTCTACTGCTTCGAATACATCTTTGTAATACGCATACTTCAATACTTCATTGAACCCATTGATAAACCACTTAGGCTGACAGCCATACCCTTCACGATAGCTATACCCACCAAAGGCATAAGCACAATAGGTTGCCAACTTATACATAAGGTCTAAGTCGTTATCACGCTGAGCCACTATGATTTTTTGCAACATCCCACTACGATTAGCTGGTGCGTTGCCCCATTGTGAGTAGCCCAATATCCTTTGCGAACTCAAACCTAAGTCCTCGTATATCTTGCGACCCATATCGGTGTTGATCTTGTTGTCGATAGACAGCATATTCTTGGTGTATTCAATAAAGTCCTGATACACCTTGCGTATGCGGTTGAGCTCCTTGCGCTTGGCTTTGTATCTGTATTCCGTTGGTACGAGTGTCGGCTGATAAAAGCCCTGCTCATCTACACGCAAAACCATCTCCTCACCCTTGCTAGTAGGCATCTTGTATTCTTGCCCTTTCTTGTTGGTGAAATACCACTTGCCACCATAAGACTGGACTGTGCCATACGCACGCAATGAGAAGGTCATGAACCCCATAGTCGTCGGACTTTTCCACGCATTGACCCGCACTATCACATCACCATTAGGTAGCCACTCGACACAGTCGGTTTGATATAGCCTTGCCGCATAGCTATACGCTAGTGACCCCAACGGGTTTTCTGGTGAGAGATCAACGGCTATCTGTTTCTTGACTATCTCATACCAACTAAAGCGACGATTTGCGCCAAGCGGTCTGATCTCCGTGCTTCTACCACGAATAGGCTTGGTGTTCTCGAAGTGTTGCTTAGCTTGTGCGTGACTCTCAAGCATAGGGATACGGGCTGAGTTATACCCTTGGTGGCTATACATGCAACTTCCTTTCAAAGTATTTGATGATGACGCTTTGCTCTTGCTTCTCGATTAGTAGGTCGGTAATGCGTTGGTTGAGCCGTTCGATTTCCTTCTCATACTCGGCACGGCTCTTGAACACGACATGGTGTGCGTCTTCATATGCAGTTGGCTCACGACTAAAGTCATCACTCAATGGCTTGAGGTTGTTCCAATAGTCTGCCTGTTGCTTTGGCGTTGGCATTTGCTTCTCGTTCCATTCGCCTTTCTTAGCTACTGCTTTAGCTCTTGCCTGTTGCTTGGCTTTAACTTTGCGCTTGCGCAAGTGCCACATAGATGTGTAGATCTGCTCGACCTTCTTGCCTGTTTCTTTAGCAATGGCTGATGGCTTGGTAACGCCCATCTTGATGCATGCTTCGCAGGCTTCGGTTACTGACATTTCGACATACTTGTCGATTTGTTTACTAAGCTGGATGGATGTTGGTTGTTTTTCCTGTTTATGTTCTTGTTTCATAGTTTCCTTATCAAACTTTGGTGCGTTGGTTGGGATTAGAACTACTTTGGGCTTACGGATTCCGTCAGGAAATGCGGACTTTACTTCTTCGGGGATGTCGTCTTGCAACACCTCGGCTGGGTGACGGAACAATGCCTTGGCTTTTTGTAATGCTTCATACGCTTGTGGTTTCATGGTTTCCTCCTATTTGTTTAACCACATATAAAGTCCCACCATGAATGGCGAGGCTAATGCTAGAGTTACAACGAACCCGACTAGACAGTCGGCAATAAAAGCTAAAGTCAGCTTCGCATCAGACTTAAAAGTCTGTACTGCACACGCATAGCGTGCATCTCGGTTGGCTTCCGATAAAGTTCGGGCTACGGGGGTAATGTTTTTAATCAGGGTTTTACTGGGATAGTTCATTTACTTTCTCCTTCGCTTGCTTAAGAATACGCATAGCTTGCCAAGCGAGAGCAATCCTATGGTCTTGGTAAATACCTTTCTTCTGCGTTGTTTCCAACAAGTCAATCGCTTCATCTATTGCTTGAGAATAGATAACCTCAGGAAAAGGCGGTGGCTCAGGCGGTTCTAATAGCATCTCTGCCCACATTCTTTTCATATAACTCATTTACTAAACACCTCCAAAATAAATTCAACTGCTTTGTTAATAAAAACACCTGCCCAATACAGGACAAGCATCACCACACTACATACAACTGCTCCTACTAAATACCACTCAATCGTTAACATATCGACTCACTTGTCGTTTTGTTCAAAGAACTTGGCTTGGAAGCCCTCTAAAAACCCATCGATAAAAGCATGACGAGCTTCGTTTGCCCACGGCTGTCTGCGTGCTACGACCTGACCCGATTCGGGGTCATACTCTTGCATCCATATCCAACTGCGGTTGATGGCAATGTCCATCAGGGCAATCTTTGCTTTCTCTTGCTCCTCGATTAGCGTTGCTTTTAACTTGCCCATTACTCGTTCCCCTGTCTTGCAAGGTAGTCGGCATAACTAGCTGGTTTTAATTTCTTTCCGAACGCATACAGGAAAGGGTTAGTTTTTCCTACCAATTCCCGCTTCTCCCCGATTGTGCTCAGGTCTTTAATGCGTTGGTGGATTGAGTTATGGTCAATGGGCATGGGTAGCCTGATTGCTCCTTTGGTTCTGATTTTCATGTAGTCCTCTTGGGGTTGAGTTGGCGCAGTAAGCTGATGTCGCTGATATATGTCGGGGTTGATTTGTTGATCGGCAATACTCGGCTTTGTTTGCGCTTGATTTCTTGCTTGGCGATGATGTCGCCACACGCATGGCATGTGATCTTGAGCTTGTGGCTTTTTTGGTGGTCGTAGCGACCTTGCGTAACTCGTGGAAGATTGCATACTGTGCATAACAGATGCGTAAAGATTTTGTCGTGATGGGACATATTTGCTTCTCCTCTTGGTTTGTAACATTTCGACGGGGTTGTCGATTTGTTTGGTTGGACTGCAATACATAAAAAGACAATAAACACATAAATAACTACCGATTACCACTATACATCTATTATACCTGATTTACCTTACAATGTCAAGTTTATGTTAGCCATTTTGGGTTTTTGTTCGTATTGACAGCGACTGTATTTTGTGGAACAATGAGGAACATTTTAGACGAGAGGAGTTTGTATGACTGACTTTGTGTATGTTGAGCATGATGGAGTTCGTGGGACACTTGCGTACTGGGCAAAGCAATTCAATGTGCCGTACTCGGTGTTCAAGGTTAGATATAGCAGGTTTGGGTGGGACTTGGATAGATTGTGTGCGCCTGTGCGTGCTTATAAAAGGTAATGTTCGGGGTTTTGTTCTAATGTTCGGCTAATGTTCGAAGCTCAGGAACATTCTCAGAGCCTTATAGTATAAGGGTTTAAAGGGTATTGTTATTATATTGTTCTAATGTTCTATATATGTCAAAACGCTATACGGGGAGCAAATTGTCCTATGCTCTAGCACTATGCGAAGGGGGTCTTTCGAACGAAGTTTTTTCAAAAAAGTAAAATGAGGTCAGGAACATTAGAACAATAGGAACAATGTAATAAAATCAAGGACTTACGAAGAACATTATAAATAACATTAGAACATTACAAAACCCTTGACAGCCGAAAAACTATGTGTTACTCTGCGTATACGCAGAGCCGAACTAAGGGAATTCCCAAAAGGGCTATGGCGTTGCTACAAATGACCGTTCCTAAGCAGAGCTTGGCAAAAATAAAAAGAGGGCGAAAAAAAAGCCCTACCGATTGCTCGATAGGGCTTAGGTGATACGAGAGAACTACGCAATTACATTTTAGCATCGACTAACTTAGGCAACATAGCTGAAACCTTAGCAAGCAATTCCATGTCGGCAGTCTGCTTGATCTGCTTGATAACACGATCACGCATGGCTTTGACTTCATCTTCCTTGCCTTTGTTGGCTTCCTTGGTGCGACGACCAATCTCTTTCTTTATCTCATTGGCTTTGGAAAAATCCTGACCATTGACATAAGCGACCATGAGATCGACTAGCTCACCATCGGGCAAAGCCTGCAACTTAGCCTGTTGCTCAGCCCGCTTAGCCGACATAGTTTGTGCCGCTTTGCTTGGCGCACTTGGCTTAGACAAGCCTGTTTCTTTAGCCATACGCTTTGCTAAGCGCTCCCATTGTTTCTGAGAGCTATCCTCAGTAGCCTGAGGAATACGACCCATGTATTTACGAACCCACATGGCTTTGACTGTATTCCATTGAGCATAAGTAGGATTAACACCGAACAGCTTAGCGAGAGCTTTGGCTGTTGTTTCCATCAGCACATCACCCTCAAACAACAACTCATCAGCTTCGATGAACTTTTCGACAACTGTGTCGATTTGTTGCGCTTCGCTGACTGATACAACATACTCAGCCTTTGGAGCTTCAACGATTTGAACAACTACATCACTTGGTACAACTGTATTGGCTTTAGCCATGATTACATCTCCTAGTCGCAGTTAATAGAATGTATGAAGTAAGCGACTGTTTACCCCATGTAATAAGTATACATGAAACAATAAGAATAGGTATGATCTTTACAGGATTGTGTAGGAT